ACGACGAAGTTTAACCTGACCAAGAACGACTTCCCACATTTCAGAACGCTACATGCTACGGGCTACCATGGTCTGGGCCTTGAGCGCGGGGACGTTATGAGCGGCGAGGACTACAAGGTTCTGGGTAAGATACTAGGCTTGGAGTTTAAAGGCGCGGATTCTACCTCGATGGATGATGGGGTTGCTGTTCCTGCGATGGGAGGATCGGGGTCCAAGTACCTGCAATTGATTATGCGGGCGGTCTATCGTGAAGCGACCTTGGACTATGAGTATAACTACGAAGAGGATTACTCGCTGAACTTCTCCAAGCTGGTGCAGGTTTCCCAGCAATTGGCAGAGTACAAGTCCAAGAAGAACAAGGTAGACTTCACGGACATGATCTCCAACTACATAGACATTGCGGATCCTCCGCACTTGGACATGCTGATTGTGGATGAGGCACAGGATCTGACCCCGCTGCAGTGGACGATGGTTGAGAAGATGTCGAAGTTTGCGACCGAGGTTCTGATTGCTGGGGACGATGACCAAGCTATCCACCGCTGGACCTCTGTAGACATCGAACGGTTCAAGGAAAGCACAGACAGGACGGAAGTACTCAACCAATCCTACCGCCTACCACGGAGCGTCTGGGAGCTTGCTATGCGTATCTCTGCTCGTATTCCTGGGCGGTTGGAGAAAGAGTTCTACCCTAAAGAGGAAGAAGGCAGCGTCCGTACAGTGGGAGCACTGTGGCATCTGCCCTTGAACCAAGGATCGTGGACCATCCAAGCGCGGATCAACAAGTACGTCAACGATATCGCGGAGCAGTTGGAGCAGGACGGTTACTTCTACAGCCGGAAGGGGCGTTGGTCTGTGAGCCAGAAGAAGGTCGAGGCCATGGAGGTGTGGCGTGATCTGGTGGACGGTCAGGCTATTGGCATCGGCAGGGTGCGCAAGTTGTACGAGGCTGTCCCTAAGATGGGGGCGTTTGCAGCGGTGCGGCGTGGGGCTACGACTCTGCTTGATGCTGCGGGGTCCGAGGACCTGTTGACCTATGACATGCTGGTCAAAGAGTTTGGTTTGATTGCACCGAGGGACACGCATCCAATGGACGTGATCAAGATGTCGGAGGAAGAGAAGATCTACATCCGTGCCATCGAGCGGCGAGGCGAGAACATTTACCAAGAGCCGAGGATCAAGATCTCAACTATCCATGCTATGAAGGGGGGAGAGGACGACAACGTGGCAGTATACTTGGGGTCAACCAAGAACTGCGTTGAAGGGAAACATCCGGAGGATGAGCACAGGATCTTTTATGTTGCGGTTACCCGCTGCAAAGAGAACCTCTACTTAATCGAGTCGGACAAATCATACAGGTACGAGATATGAAACGAGATGAAGTGTTAGCCACCGCCGGGGAATATATCAACGGACAGAGGGCCACGGACTACTGGGATGCATACGAGAACTTCGAGCGCATTGCCGAGGGCTGGAATACAATTATCCGCAACGCCATGACCACCCACGGGTACGTCACACCGCAGCATGTTGCGTTGATGATGGACTGGGTGAAGACAGCGCGGCTGCTCAACGACATCCACCATGATGATTCGTGGATCGACAAGTGTGGGTACAGCGCATTGGGCGGAGAGTTCACTGAGCGGGAGAAGACAATATCAAAGCGGCTGGATAAGATACTGGGTAAGTCCAATGACTAATGGCTTCACAAAAGACAGCATCATCGCTGCGCAGATGAACCAGCCAAAGGAACTGGCGTGGAACATCCCGACAGAGTTCCCTGACCTGACGCACCACAAGCAGATAGCCGTGGACCTTGAGACGTGTGACCCGAACCTGATGACACTGGGCCCAGGTTGGGTGCGCAAGGATGGGTTTGTGGTGGGCATTGCTGTAGCTGCGGGCGACTGGGAGGGGTACTTCCCTATCCGTCACGCCAACGGGCACAACATGGATGCAAGGATCGCGCTCAAGTGGCTGCAGAAGCAGATGGCAACGCCGCACATCGACAAGATATTTCACAACGCGACCTACGATGTTGGCTGGCTACGCGCCGAGGGCATCAAGGTCGAGGGCCGGATCATCGATACCATGATTACGGGTGCGGTGGTTGACGAGAACCGTTTCTCCTACAGCCTAAACAACCTTGGTCGGGACTACCTTAACGAGCGCAAGGACGAGAAGCTCCTGCGCGTGGCTGCGGCTGAGTGGGGCTTTGATCCCAAGGCTGAGATGTACAAGCTGCCGCCTGAGTTTGTTGGGCGCTACGCCGAGCAGGATGCAGGGATGACCTTGCGCCTGTGGGAGAGGCTCAAGATCGAGCTAGACCAACAAGACCTCTGGAACATATGGGACCTAGAGACCAGCCTCATTCCTATGATGTGCGACATGCGCCAGCTTGGTGTGCGGGTTGACTTGGACAAGGCGGAACAAGCCAAGGGCTACTTCAAGAAGAAGAGCAAGGAGATCAAGGACGAGATTTATCGCCAGACCAAGATCAAGGTAGAGCCTTGGGCAGCGGCCTCTGTGGCTACGGTATTCGACGAACTAGGGTTGGTCTATCCAACGTCGGATGACGCACAGGGGGACCTTCTCCGTAAGTCTGGGGTGCCTTCCTTTACCAAGCAGTGGCTCAGTGCAAACTCGCACCCCGTTGCGCAGATGATTGTGAAGCTGCGGGAGTTCGACAAGGCCGAGACGAGCTTCATCGATTCCATTCTCAAGCACGAGCACAAGGGCCGCATCCATTGCGAGTTCCACCAGCTTCGCTCTGATGGCGGAGGCACGGTGACCGGGCGGTTCTCTTCGTCCAACCCTAACCTCCAACAGATCCCGGCTCGGGACCCAGAGATCAAGAAGCTGATCCGCGGACTGTTCCTTCCGGAAGAGGGGACCAAGTGGGGGTCGTTCGACTACTCGAGCCAAGAGCCGAGGTTACTGGTCCACTTTGCAGCAAGCCTGAAGGGGGAGAACAAGCACCCCATCGTCGATACCATCGTCGAAGAGTACAACACAGGTGACGTTGACCTGCACCAGATGGTGGCGGACTTGGCTGGAATCACCCGCAAAGAGGCCAAGGTCGTGAACCTCGGCATCATGTACGGCATGGGTAAGGGCAAGCTCGGGGACCAACTAGGTATAAGTACTGAGGAAGCGGGCGACCTATTGCAGAAACACCAAGACAAAGTTCCGTTCGTTAAGAACTTAGCTAACCTAGCTAGCAGGCAGGCGGAGAAGACAGGGCAGATCCGGACTCTGCTTGGACGGCGCTGTAGGTTCAACATGTGGGAGCCTCGTACCTTTGGGTACAGCCAGCCGCTGGAATACGAACCTGCAATGAAGAAGTATGGACAACCACTAAGAAGGGCCTTCACTTACAAGGCGTTAAACAAACTGATCCAAGGTTCGGCTGCGGATCAAACTAAAAAGGCGATGGCTGACTGCTATGCAGAGGGACTTTTGCCTATGCTCACGGTCCATGATGAACTATGCTTCTCAGTAGAGAGCGACGAACAAGCGAAGCGCATCAAGGACATCATGGAAAATGGACTGTCTGATGTCTTGAAGGTTCCCTCCAAGGTAGACGATGAACTCAAAAACAACTGGGGAGAGATCGAATGAAACTTGATAAGATGAAAACGGTTGGCCTACGCGACATGCATCCTATGCAAGTATATCACCTGATGGAAATGGTGGGCATGACCTTGAACCTTGCAGCCATGACCAGAGACGCGGACATACTTGAGGAAACAGAAGCGTACTGCGACGAATTAATTAAGCTGTTTGGTGGGGTGGGGGTATCAATGTCAATTGACATTGACCCAGGCTTTACCCACGGCGGCTCGCAATCTGTGCATTAGCCACTACTGAGATCGTCCTAGAGATCTAGCCAAAGCCTGTGTCGCCGGATCACCGCCTAGTAAAGTAGGGTCAACCTGGCCCTGCGGTGCTGAAACAGGTGGGGCAGCAGGAACAGGGGCTGTCATCGCCGGGGGCATAGGAGGCATCGTAGCCGCCGCCGCCGGGGAAACAAACGGCAGTGCGCTGGATTCTGTAGGTTTAACAAAAGTTGCTCCTGGAGGAAGCGGAGCATTGTATTTCAATGGCTTGTTTACTTCCTCTAAATAGCGAGTGTTCATCTGCTGCTGCAGCTTTGCTAAATCCGTTGCACGACGAACAGTGCCCTCTGTCAGTGCTTCTTTTCTGATTCCAGCCAAAGTATCTCTAGAGGCTTTAGAGGGAGCAAACATTCCATTGACAATTTTAGCTGCCTCAGAACGACCGATGTTAGCGTCTCGCACTAATTGCTGGCGAATCTCTGTTTCACTTAGCCCAAGCGTTCTCATGTTCTGTACTTCGAAATACAGACGGCTCTGCTCCTTGTACAGGGCCTCAAGATAGTCGTCCCAACGATTAAGGATCTGTCTGTCGCTGGACTCCATGTTACCAAGAACCGCCGTTGCTGCGCCACGGATATCAGAGCGGTTACCTGCGTACTCTTTCCCTGCAAACTCAAGCGCGGTCCGAGAATCAAGTTCCATGGGTGTAAAGCCTG